GAGAGCCAGCAGAACCATCTGGGAAGCTAACTGCTCCCGCAAAAGTTACCCCTGTCGCTCCTGTCGGAATAGTAATAACGTCTGCATCTGCGTCATTTTTAATCGTGACATCGTTAGTAGAACCCTGTCCTGTAAGAATCAGACCTTCAGCAGAAGTGTAACCCATAGCAGCATTATCACTGGCAGCCGTATCGCCATCAGCATTTACTGTACTAGCAGTAACATCCCCGACAATATCTACATTTGTTGTGCCTGTAGCAATCGTTATAACAGCAGTATCAGCATCATTTTTAACAGTTAAATCACTCGTACTGCCCTGTCCCGTAAGAATTAGCCCTTCGGCACTGGTATAACCCATTGTGGCACTATCGCCAGCAGAGGTATCGCCATCGGCATTTACCGTTCCAGCAGTTAAATCACCGACAACATCAACAGCCGTTCCGCCTGTCGCAATCGTTATGACATCGGCATCGGCATCATTCTTAATAGTTACATCATTAGTAGATCCCTGGCCCGTAAGGATTAAACCTTCAGCCGAAGTGTAGCCCATCGCTGCGTTATCACTGGCAGCCGTATCTCCGTCTGCGTTTACGGTAGAAGCGGTTACATCTCCGACAATATCTACATTAGTAGCTCCTGTGGCTATTGTTATTACGTCTGCATCCGCATCGTTCTTAATAGTAACGTCATTCGTGCTTCCTTGACCTGTAAGAATTAATCCCTCTGCACTGGTATAACCCATAGCAGCATTGTCCCCTGCTGCGGTGTCTCCTGTTGCTTCTACGGTTGATCCTGTAATAACTCCACTCGCTGTAAAGGTTACTGCGGTTGTTGTTCCTGCTAATTCAAGATCGGTTAAAATATCATAAACTACTGCACCTGAACCTGCTCCATCTGTGGTAACTACTTTTACGGAGCCACTGGATATAGCTACATTCGCACCTGTACCTTGACTAATAGTAACTGTGTCTCCTGCTGCGTTATCAATTACCCAAGTTTTAGAAACCGTATTCGGTGCTAAAGTTACCGTGCAAGCCTGTGATAAGCTGCCCGTTAGTTTTAAATATAAAGCTCTGGCCCCATCCGCTGTTCCATCCGCCATCGTAATCGTAGCAGTGGACGCATCAGAAAGTGCTTCGGTTCCATAACCAAAGGCTTCTCCAATTAGTTCGAGGTTCGTATTTGTTGATGTACCCCAGGTTCCCGACTCATCACCAGTGGTGATTTCTTTAAGTCTTAAATCATTTACGTATGTTGCCATAGTTTATTCTCCATGCTCATTGATTATAGTATCTTTTTTCATTTTAGTTAAGCCACTTCTTTCCAGGCAGGGGTTTGATCTGGATCTACCCCTGACCAATTTGTTGTTACCCCTGGCACAACATCCGACCAAACAGTAAGACCACTTATTTCTCCTGTACCATAAACTCCCGTTAAGGAAATGTCTACCCCTATAGTAACGGTTAAAGAGCCAAGTTCGCCTGTGGTACTTAACCCTGTAACCGAGATTATATTATTGGTTACTAAAGTTAAACTTCCTAATGCTGATGTCCCTGCTAGTCCCGTAGGATAAACATTCGCCGCACCGGTAACCGTTTCATCTCCCTGAGATACTGTAGAAGCAGTTCCTGAAACACCTGTAAGTGCTGCTCCATTAGCAACTACCGTACCCAGTGCCGAAGTTCCTGCCAGTCCTGTAATAGAAATTGAAACAGAAATTTTAGCCGTTACGGTGCCTACTGCACCCGTACCCGCCAATCCTGTGAGGGAAATATTTGCTGCACCTGTTGCGGTTACAGAACCAAGTGCAGAAGTGCCTGCTACACCTGTTTCGCTAACATTAGCATCAGCTGTAATAGTAAGGGAACCAAGCGCAGAAGTGCCTGCCAGTCCTGTTAATTCAACGGGTACAGGTTCGCCCCAAGTACCTGAGCCCCAGGTACTTCGACCCCAGCCGGTGATATTAGCCATTGGCTAAATTTACGCTATTCTTATGACAGCGTTGCTTGCATCAGCCGTTGGAAAAGAGATGGTAAAGCTTCCAGCAGTGGAAGTCTTATCTCCACCGAAATCAAAAACCGCAACCGCAGGATCTCCTGAAGCCGTGTCGTTGAAAATCATACAGCCTCTCGCAGTAATCGTACAAGTACCGAATGTTAAATCAGCAAAATCTGTGAACGCAGTCGTTCCAGATGTAGTTGGAGCCACTTTAGTTAAAGTTCCCCCTTTTGCTGTGTAATTGGTTCCTGTCGCTTCCTGGCTAGTGCTGTAAGCCGTTGTAGATGCACTCATAGTCGCTGAACTGGTATAAAGAGCCAGCTTAAATGTATTTCCATTGGTCGCGAAATTGTGCGTAGCCGTCATCAATTCACTTTTGAAAGACGTACACATTGCTTGTGTTATTGCCATTATAGTCTCCTAATAATATTAGCTAGGTCTTTATGACCCTGTTTTTCTAGCGCATTGCATATCGTACACATGTGGTTATTCACCGCTTCTTGCATATAGTACGCAATAGTCTTTTTGCATGCCTCTTTAAAAACATGTGCTTGTGCCCTAATGGGTGCAGGGGCAGTTTTACTAATAGAGATTATTTTATCCGTTGCCATTTCTGCAACTTCCTCTACCGAATGACCCCTGTGATCTTTTGTAATAACTCCAAGATCTCCAACTTTTGTCTCCGTTTCAAATGACAACATTAGTATTTCTCAGGTTCCACAATTAAACCTTCCTGTATCTGGCCATCTTTTCTTCCTACTAATCCCATAGGAATCGCTTTTTGTTTTTTTACTTCTGACCATCTACAAATCTTTAATTTATCTTCTATCATATAAGTAACAAAAGGATCTTCAAGCCTATGATACCCGTACATTTTTTCTTGAAGGGGTACATCCGCATCTAGTAATCCAGACGTTACAGCTACCTGAACAATAATACCTTCATCCATACACTTTGCCAACCAGAACTCACAACAGGCTCGACCTGATTCGGCAAAAAGCAAATTACTTTTATAAGTAAAATCAGCACCAAACATATTAATACCTCCTACTTCATTCCATAGAGCAAAAGCAATGGCATACGCAATCGTGTTATTAAAATATCCACAATCAAGATCTTTAACTATAGTTTCGATAGGATATTCCTCCAGGGCGGGAACTCTTTTGTCCAATTCACAGGTGTAAATAGGGCACTCAACTGTAGGAAGAGTTTCTTTCATCATCGTCGTCATATTACCTGCATCATCGGTATCGAAGAAACGGCTTACGGGATCCATAATAAAAGCTCTGTCCACTCTCTTTAGAACTCCTACCATGGCATTTATAGCCCACACTTCATCAAATTTTTTACTGTGTGTAACCATTTTGTGATAGTCCAATTGACTATTGCCCATGGCTAAGATAGCTATGTTTTTACCCTTTAGATCGGGAAGGGGCTTTTTTATCATTGTTCTCTTGGAACTGTGCCAATAGAACTAGCATAACGATACTCATCCTTATTATTGACGCCTTCTTCTAACATTCCTTTTACACCATTAACCGCAGCAACAAATCGTGCCTCAAACATTTGAAGCTCTTCCAGATTTAATTTCAAGAAAGTAGCTGCTTCTACGAGGCTTCCATAAAGAAGCGCGTCAGGGGCATTCGTCCCTATCCAACTGGTTCCATCTGATGAAGATGTAATAGAGGTTGGACGATAAAGATAATGCAATTCAAAGGTAAAATTAGCACTGGGTGCAGGTGCTAAAATAAAGGTATTATCATCAAAAATAGCATAATATTTAGGGGCACCGGTTGTAGCTGCTGTTGGAATGTATTCCCTGACAAAAGTAACGTGCTTTAATAATAAAAAGTCATACGCACTATCGCCATCCAATACCGCTAGACTGAGAGGAGTTAAAAAATCAGAGGGGGTAGCTAAATAAGTATTTCCCGAAGTTCCCGTTCCCGTTACATTTTTACGAAACACAGCTAACTGGGTATTTTTTAAAATTCTTTCTTCCGCTTCCTTAATAAAAACAGGTAAGTTAGTGGTAAAGGTGGTTTCAGAACTATCTACATAGTCCTGAATAGCTGTTTTTAACGTAGTGTAAGTCCAACTCATTATACTGGCCCCGCTGTTGCGGTACTACCACCACCGGAAATATCTCCCGTAGTAGCTGTACCCGTTGATGTAAAACTATATTCGTTTGTGTCCACGACAGTTATTGTATACCCACTTGCGCTTTCAAGCACGGTTGTTGTAACTCCGTCAAAAGCTTGTGTCGATCTAAAGCGCACGGTATCCCCCGTGGTCCGATTGTGTTTAAACTCGGTCACAGAAATAACTGTATTGACTCCTGCATCTCCACTCCGGAAAGGATTCAAAGGCAATAAAGCCTGTGCAGGACCCACTGTGACAAAGGGCCCTCCGCCTCTTGCGCCTACTGTTCCCGTCCCTGAAACTGCACTAAATGTATAGGTATCGGAATCTACTTTAGTTATAGAGTACCCATCTGGATCTTGTAACGTATCAACAGTAAATCCATCAAAAGCTTCCACATTTCTAAAGCGTACCTTATCCCCCGTAGATTTGCCGTGGTCATCCTGAAATACTTTAATAACCGCACTCGATGCTGTGGATAGAAGGGGGTTACTGGTCAACATGGACACGGCCGCTGGTTCCGTGCGATCGGGCCTGGGATTTAGAATTGCTTCAGGATCTGCTCCAACAGGGGGAGGATCTAGCTGCGGTTGTTTAAGGTCAAAGCATTCAGGGCAAGCCTTAAAGCCGTCCCATTGTTCTTTAAGTTGTCTTAAGCGATAGCGTTGTCCACACGTATCGCAAATCCCCCATGCAAGTTTCCCTGATGCGAAGGCCATCTTAAATTATAAGTCGAGGTGGTATAAACTTAGAACTAACTGAATCTATATCTTCAAAAGCTGCTCGGTCAAATTCCTCATCATAAATCTGTTTTAATAACTGTACTCTATCCGGCGCTCTTTTCATAGCCAAATAATAAGCCAGCCCTGCCGTCATACACGGGAGAAATCTGAATACAGTCTCCATGTTATTGGTGTAGTCTCCAGCGTCTTGCATTCGAGTTAACGCATAGTAATAAATTATATCCGTAGAATTTTCCGGTGCCGGATAAAGATATACTCTCGGTGTTATATGCCTTTCTAAAAAGAACTGTGTTGGTCTACTTTTACTGGCCTTATTTGGCGTATATAAATAATCCGAACGACTAATCCTATTTAACTGGTAATCAATATTATCCCGTTGAATAGCAGCAGATGTTATGTCAACAATATCCGTGCCCAGGTCATAATAGGTATCTCCTTCCGTAACCGTGAAATTACTCTTGGTAATAAGCCATTGATTAAGGCCTCGATTGCCCCATTCAGCAATTAAAAGATTTAGGGAACGACGGGCTGTGTCTAAATCATAGCCCGTACGTAATTCAATACCACAACGCTCATAAGCCTCTTCTATAAGCTCATCTACGCTAAGATCAAATGAAGTAGTTTCTGAAGTAGCCATATATTAATAACCACCAGGCGCTTTAGGTTTTTTCTTACCTTTTTTAACTACACCGCCTTTTTTATAACTAAGGACATAACTGTCGCTTTTGCTCCAGTCTATTCCTTCTCGTATAGCGTTTCTTCTGCGTGTTAATCCAGGCATCCATTACTCCTAGTTATGTGGTGCCTCGTAATATTTTAAGAATTCACCCCAAACCGTGTATTCATTACCAGCATCAGCCGTAGAGGGTATAACCAATAAGACATCGCCAGTATAACCGGATGCTTCTGTATTTATCAAACCACCTATATCACTGAAATCGAACGCATTGTCATACGATAAAGTTAAAAAAGTAACGTCTGTCGTTGCGTCCCAATCTAGAGAGGCCGGTGCATCAGGGGCTCCGCTTACGGTGTACCAAATTTTATTTAGCGCAACGTGTGTGCATGACTTACCGTTTGTAGTCGATTTTTCAAGTGCAGAGACATCAACTAATGTTGTGCTACTACCACTTCCATCCGAATATACAGAACAATACGTAACTAGCTTCTTATCAAAATCGTACTGAATAGTTGGTCCTGTGACTGAATCAGCCATGTTTACCTCCTATTAAGCGTCAGCAAATGGTGTTACTAAAGTTCCTGAACCTAATAACTGTCCTGCTACATGGTATTTAGCACTTGCCATTGCAGTAAAAACTACAATACTTCCTACTAATCCACCTTGCGTAGTGCCATTTTGCGTAAACGTATCATTAGATGAAGCAGAAATAAAGCTTTTACCAGCTGCACTATCATCAATACCAGTATACGATCCACCGACAAACTTATCCGTACCATCCGTTGTAATATCCATATCAGTGGCAGCAGTTACTACTATAAAAGTGAACTGAGCCCCTAGGTTACATAGTTGGTTTGGATCTGTCTTATCTGTAGGCTCTGTAACTACGATGCTTGGAAGTGTAAACACACCATCCGCATCATTACATAAAAGAGGCCTACCTGCATGTGAAGCTACTGTAATTGTAGTATTAGCCGTTAAGCTAACAACAGAGTTATATCCTGCGTTAATAAATCCAGCAAGGGATCTTACTGGACCTGAAAAAGTTGATTTAGCCATTTTATTCTCCTAACTAAAACTGTTGCATCATCTTGGAGTTTGTCTGCCGAGTCAGTTGATACAACAAATTATCTCGGTCTAAGATTGAGTATAGCAGAAAATTTTTGAAAGTGTCTAGGAATAAAGTGCCGGGTTGAGTAAGAAACCCCCGGCGGGGTTCCATAATTACATACTAGCCTTACGCTCCAGGGCTACCGAATACACAACGGGGGTCAGACCACCCGAATGAGTATCTCTCGCGAGCCTTGTACCTAACATTACCGGTATCAAAATCAGCTTCCATCGAAGTTCTAATTGGCGAACGATCAAACATTTTGAATCCGTTCGGACAATCAGTTTTGATGAACCAAGCATCAGTATCCGTTAGATAATGATTAACTGTATAGCCTTCAGGGACCATGCCCATATTGCGTATAGCGTTAATGTCATTATCAGCGGTGCTGACTCTACCTGGTGATTCCAATATTCTATCAGAAACGAATTGTAGTTCTTTAGGGATAATTAACTTAGTCCCTTGAAGAGCTACTTTTAACCCACGCTCATCAGTAAATGCCGCTATGTCAATCAATGCTTGTTCCAACGAAGTTTCGCTCAGGTCCGCAGATGTTGAAAGCTCATTACGCAAGTTAGCACCACCCACAGTTGGGTGGTCAGTTGCGCAAAGTTCTTTCGTATCACCGCCTGGGTAACTTGAATTGAATGCACGATTTAACACAGAAGCACCTTTGATTTGCTTGGTATTCGCCATACTTCTTGCAAGCGCTCTTGTATATCTTGCCGATAATCTATCGTACAAGTTATCTTCGACCGCTTCTTCTGTAATACTGAATGCCAGCGCAACAGTTTCATGTGTGTAGCGGGATGTGAAAGCCTCTTGGGCTTGATCAAATGCTACGCCTGCTCCTTCCGACTTAACCGGTGCGGTATCAAAGCCTGTAAGCATTACTTCTTCCTCGAAAGCACGATCACTTGACTCGGTTTCAAAAATTTCTTCTGATTCCTTGTCGTATCTATCGTACTCAAGGCCGAATAATGCGTTCAAGCCTGGAAGTAATTCTTTGACTAATTGACCTCTGGTAATTGCCATTTATATTACTCCTTATGTACCAGCGACTGCACCGCGCATGTAATGCTCATTAATTAAAACAACTAAGTTCGCATTATCGGCAGTGAGATCACCGTTTACGTCATCTTGGACCACGCCTACAATCTTAAGCTGAAGTGCTGCTGTAGTGTTTATGGTACTAGAGTCGAGTTCGCGAGTAGCAACACCAGTTGTTGTACTACCACCTATGCCGTCTGTGTCAGCATTTCTGCCGATACAGGTAACAGCCGAAGCACCGTCCGCCTGAACAACAAACAATTGGTTAGGATCGTCATAGATATAAGCCTCTATGGCTCCACTTCCAAGTGCCGTTGTACTGGCTGGATAGTAATTCTTAAAGGTGGGAGTTCCGTCAGTAGCAACATAGTAGCAATGCGAAAACGCACCAACAATATTGGCAGAGCTCGCTGCCGCCGTGTTGATATAGCCACCTGCGAATATAGTTATGTCACCTTGATAGATGCTTGTGCCATACCCAGAAGTGCTAATATTGTACTTGTTAACTATCTGAACAGAAGAACCGGAGCTGACTCCCTTATAGGGATTTAAGCCAAAGGCTTTGTCTACATTTGCCATTCTTTCTCTCTAATTTCCAAGAATTAAAATCAAGAACCCTTATTCAGTGAAGAATTTTGGGTTCCACCAATTGTTACGCGAGATTGTCTCTCAGGTCTACTGATAGACATTGAAGGATGACTTCCATCTCTCATCATATCGTTATCGACAGCATCTATCTGATTCTGCGTCTTAGACGCAAAATGATCAGATCTCTCCTGCACAGTTTCGATAGGAATCCTACATAGAATCAACCCACCAACTCCAATTACCCCTTCAAATTTACCTTCTTCGACTACTGGTGATTCAAAGTCCGGGTATTCATCTGCTCTCACAGGTACCCAGCCTTCTCGAAGTTTGGCCATGACGTTCTTACGATCGTCCTGTCCTCTTACTTCCATTCTCACCCATCGATGAACGTGTCCTTCGGGGGGGTTTGGTGCATCTAGTGCAGATGGTGGTGCCCATGGTTTTCTCGCTTGTTTTTTCTCGCGAGTTTGGGCTTCGCGTGGTTCACGATTCTCATCGGTATTTTTATTTTTCGTTGTCATTGTTGCTCCACGTTATTCAACATATTTCGCGTACTCTTCTAAAGGCACACCCAATTTTTTTGCTATCGTAACCTGTGAAGGTGTGAGTCTCACAGTTTTGCGCCCAGACTTGGTACTGCGTTTAGCAGGAGCCACTGCTTGGGCGGGCCGACTCGTTGGGGTGGTTTCCTCAAACTTGTGAGGGAACTCCGTACGAATTCGTTTATTAACTTCATCATAATACTCATTACTGGTGGCGTCAAACCCTTCGTTGAGTAAATCCTGATGAATTACAAAAGAAGTCATGGTCATTGCCCGGTCATTTCCGAACCAAGGATTATCTTCTGCCCAATCTTGGGCTTTAGGATCCGGGTCTGGATATGTTGGTTGGGGCTCTGGCACAGTTTCTTGTGTAAATTGTTGTGGTGCCGTTACCTGTCCTTGTTGGACATTGCGCTCTTGATTCAGGGCCTGCACGCGTTGGGCTTCCACTGCAAGAGCAGCTATTTTTTGTTGTGCGTTTACTTGTGCGTCGGTATCTGCTTCTTCGTTAGCTTTCTTTAATACATTCTTTGCTGCTTCGGTTTCAGCTGTAATTCTATTGGCTTCAGAAATAATGTAATTGCCATCTAAATTTTTCTTTGCTTCCTGTAATTGTTGATTCTCGGTATGTACGTTCTTAGCATATTCAGTTGCTGCTTTTTCTCTGCGTTCAGATTCTCTAAGTTTACCGGTTAATTTATCAATACGTTTTTTTACATTCTTGCTATATTCTTCGTGTTCGTCAGTTTCGGCAACTACTACTTCTTCTTTCTTTTTCTCTGTTTCTACTTCTGGTATGGCTTCCGCGCCTCCTTCGCCCCCTAATATGGGTTTGTCAGGCTGCTGTGGTTCTATCGGAAGTTCGGGGCTTTCGTCAATATCAACATCTACTGCGGGGCCGGTATCATCTATAGGTACGGGTTCTTCAGCTGCGTTGAGATTTAGTTTATGCTTTGGCATGGTTCTTCTCCATGATTAAAATTGATGCAGAATTGCTTCTGGGTCAGGTACTGTAGCAATGATTTCATCATCGTTCAGTAACTTTATTTCTCCACCTTCGATGTGTATTCTAGACCCTGCGTATCTTCCAATCAATACCCAGTCTCCAGGTTTACACCACGGTCCGGCAGAAAATCTTTCTCCTTCGTAAGCTTGTGGGCCTACTTTGAGTACATATCCAAGGATACTTCCGACTTGTTGCCGCTCCACCGTTTCACTGGTGAGCAGTATGCCTGCGTCGGTTTGTCCTTGGCCCATGTATGGTAAAATCATAATGCGCCAGCCTGTTGGTTCCGGCAATTGGTCCAACAGCTTCGAGTCCAATTTGTCGGGGTTTAAGGTACCGGCATCGCCTTTTTTCTTGCCCCCTTCGTAAACTTTTTCTAAAGCAGATTTTTTATCTTCCGCTTTTTTCCATTCCTTTTCCATGGCTAAAGTATTCTGATTAGTCATCGTCTATCTCCTGGTTTTTTAATATGGTCCTTATTTCTTCGCGCACATGGTTCAACGCTTCAATATGACCAGTCAAATTGCGATAGTGTTCCCAATCTTTGACCTCGCCATTGGTCATCATTTCTTGGATTTGCTGCTCTTTTTTATCGATGGCGCGCGTTACAGCTGTCGCGAATTGTATTATATCTATGTTGTCCCCGGTGCTTTATATGTTGCGGGAACCGGTATGGTTGTAATGCCCCCCATTTCGGGAACACCGGCCGTTCCATACGGGCTCGACGCATATTGACCACTCTCATAAGGATTATAACCTATGGAGGGTCCGGTTAATGTATATTGTCCAGTCATGGCTGCCGCTTGGTCGATGGCTGTTTGTCGAGCTGTGTCCTGTGCTGTTTGTTGTGCTTCCTGCTCGGCCATGATACCCGCCCACCATTCGTCAATAAGTGCTTGAATATCGGGCGTAGGATCTGGGCCTTCTCCTGTATCGACTGTTCCAGTTCCTGTATCAACTACTCCGGTTCCTGGGTCGGTTTGGTTTTGTTGATTAGCCAAC